GGATTATTTGTAAGCGAACCACAGCGTAAAGGACACGTTCGTAAGTTTCGCAAAGGATTTAATACTACACACGGTACTAAAATTGCCGCGTGTGCTCGGTTAAAACACTTGATCGAGCAAGATACATTTAAAATGCACAGCAGACCGTTAATCACAGAGCTTAAAGCGTTTATTGCTAGCGGTGTAAGTTTTAAAGCTAAAGTGGGCGAATATGACGATTTAGTATCGGCATTGCTATTAATTGTTAGGATGAGTCAGGTATTAGCCGACTGGGATCCTAGGGTTTTTGAATCGCTAAGTAGCAGGGGTACGTGGCAAGAAGAAGAGTTTGACCCACCTATGCCCATATTTGTTTCCTCGGGGATGGGCTAAATACAACATGAACGCAAATCTACAATCTATTGCAGAAGAATTATTTGGAAAAATACGTACTCGTTTTCCTGAAATACAATTAGGTGACGAAAACGGCAAAACCATTGCTAACGAAAGCGATATCGGCGAAGCACGTTTTTTTGAATTTGACTATATTAAAGAAGGTGTACCTTTAGGTTCTGTAAGTATTCAACTTTCAGAAGATAATGGTCTTACTGTCATGTACAGTAACGATTTAACCGAAGGACAAAATCAACTAGTAGTCAATGAATGGTATGGATTTTTAAAAAGCCTAAGAGAATTTGCTAAAAAAAGATTATTGAATTTTGATACTCGTGATCTTGTCAAAACTAATTTAGACAAAAGAGATTACGAGTTTTTATCTAAGAACACCGGAGAAGGCCAAATGACCGAAAGTAAATTATGGGGTACTAGCAAGACTAGTTTCCAGGACATGGGCGAGGCACGTATTGTCGTAAGACATAGCCAGCCAGTTAATGTTGAGAATCCAGCAGGACGAACATTACACATAGAAGGTATTTTTATCGAAAACGCTCAAGGCGAACGTTTCAAATATCCTTATAAACATTTAAATGGCGCACGAGCACTTGCACGTCACATTGCACACGGTGGCACTCCATACGATCAAATTGGCGAACATGTTATTGGTCTTAGCGAAGAATTGAGCAAACTACGTTTCTTCAAAGGCTATGTTAGCCGTCAAGATCAAGTATCAGAAGCCATGGGCGGTGTTACAACTAAAGTTATTGAACGTATTGATCAAGTTAAAAAAGAAATTCATCAACTTCAAACAGAAAACTATTATCGCTCGTTTGTAGAAAACTTTGCTACATCTGAAAAGAAAGTTATTCCTGAAGATGTTATGAATGATTGGGTTGACCGTTTAACCATTCGCAGTTTTAACGAAGCTCTCAAAGATGTATTCCCCTACATTTATAATCTAGTTGGCGAAGATCATCTTCCGGTCAAAGAACTTTCAGTTGAAGATTTAATCGGTGAAGCATCAGAAGAAAAGTGTGACGAATGTGGTATGTGGGAAAGCAAGTGTGAATGCGATACCGAAGTTGACGAAGCTATTGATCCATTTGCTGAATTTGAAAACACTTTAGAAAGTATTGTTAAAGAAGATGACGATTTGTTCAGTACAGATGGCCAAATTCAACAGTCAGCCATTGATAAATTAAATCGCTTAATGGGACAAGAATTAAAAGCTGGCCCAGATGGAACAAATGCTACAATGACATTAAAAGGTCTTATCGATGATAGCGACTTTATGAACACATTGAAAAAGATTCCAGCTGAAACAGATATCCGTCCATTGATCAAAGGTTATATTGAAACTAATCATCCTGAGATGAAAGACAAATTAAACTTTGGTGGAGAAAGCGGTGCAGATAGTTCTAGCCCAGCAGATGCGGCAGCTCCAGAGGCACCGGCACCGGAAGCAGGAGCAACAGACGCGGCAGCACCGGCAGCTCCAGAGGCACCGGCAGGTGAAACTCCTCCAGAAGAACAACCGGCGCCAGCGGCTGAAAGCGTTGATCGCAAAGCAAGTGGCGGAGCACGTGAAGTTGTAGAATTTATTAAATCATTCTATGACAAAGATCGTGGAACATTCCCTAAAGGCGAAATGGGCGTAATGATTGCCGCAAAGAAAGAATTTGGTGATCATATTGTTCCAGTTGCTAAACGTGTAATTGAAACATTGTCAAACATTGGTCAACCACGTAGACATCATCACGAAGAAATGGAACATATTAAAAAGTTGTCAGGTATCAAGGCTATGAAACATGAGCGTCCAGAAGAAATGGAAGAAGAAATGCCTGGTATGATGGACCCAGATGCAATGATGAAAGGCATGATGGCCAAGATGCCAAACATGGATCCTGCGGCTATGATGAAAAGCCAACAAGACAAAATGGCACAAATGAAAGCAAACATGCCACAAGGCGGAACAAACTCATCGTCTTATACAGTAAATGGCAAGCCAGTTTCAAAACAAGAGTATGATGCATTTATGGCACAACATCCAGAATTAGGTAAAGCTGGCCAAATGTTGAGACAGCGTCAAGGTCAACAGACTGGAGCACCACAATCTGGCAATCCTGAGCTAGCAAGAATGAAAAAAATGGCAGGAATGCCTACTGACGACGATTGGTAAAATAAAATCAATTTTAAGCAAGATTTCTCTTGCAAACATAAATAAAAGTGCGTATACTACGGTATATGCACTTTTTGTTTTTAGTAGGTTCTAAAAACATATAGGCACATAAAATATATAGGCTAACAATAGGAGATAATCATGGCATCATTAGCTGAAATTCGCGCAAAATTAAAAGAGCAAGAAACCCGCACAGGCGGTGGTGAAAGAACAGGTGGCGATAATTCAATTTATCCGTTCTGGAACTTAAAAGAAGGAGATGAATCTGTAGTCCGATTCCTTCCGGACGGTAACACTGACAATACTTTTTTCTGGGTTGAGAGAGCAATGATCAAATTGCCTTTCGCTGGAGTTAAAGGTGAAAGTGAAGCAAAACAAGTAATCGTTAACGTTCCATGTATGGAAATGTATGGCGAAACTTGCCCAATCTTATCAGAAGTACGTGGCTGGTTTAAGGATCCAAGTCTAGAGGACATGGGTCGTAAATATTGGAAAAAGCGTTCATACATTTTCCAAGGCTTTGTAGCTGAAGATGGTCTCAAAGAAAAAGAAACACCAGAAAATCCAATCCGTAGATTTATTATTGGACCTCAAATTTTCCAATTGATTCGCGGTGCATTGTTGGATCCAGAAATGGATGAATTGCCAACAGATTATGTACACGGTGTTGATTTCCGTTTGAAGAAAGGTACTAAAGGCGGCTACGCTGACTACTCTACTTCTAACTGGAGTCGGCGTGAGCGTCCACTTTCAGACACAGAAAGTGCCGCAGTTAAGGAACATGGCTTGTTCAATCTTAAAGATTACTTGCCTAAGAAACCCGGTGATGTTGAAGTCAAAGTCATCAAAGAGATGTTTGAAGCATCAGTTGATGGTGAGGCATTTGACATGGATCGTTGGGGACAATATTTCCGTCCAGCTGGCATGAGTGCCGCTACTGGTGATCCTAATACTGCTAAAAGCGCACCAAAAGCAATAGTTGACGACTTTGATGCAGACGACATTCCCGCAGTAAAATCTGCACCTGCTCCTAAAGCAGAACCAGCCGCAAAGGCTGACACAGGCGGTGACAGTCGTGCCCAAGACATCTTGGCAATGATTCGCAATCGTCAAAAGTAATTAATACGGCTTGGGCCTCTACGATCTAATCGTACGCCCAAGTTATCTTATTTAGGAGAATAACTATGGCTACAAAAGCCTTTGATTTATCAAAGTTTAGAAAAACTTTGACCAAGTCGATTGATGGACTTGGAGTGGGATTTAACGATCCTACAGATTGGATCAGTACTGGCAACTATACACTTAACTACTTAATCAGTGGAGACTTTAATAAAGGAGTTCCGTTAGGCAAGGTTACTGTGTTTGCCGGAGAATCTGGTGCAGGTAAATCGTTTATCTGTTCAGGTAACCTAGTGCGTAACGCACAAGAGCAAGGCATCTATGTTATCCTAGTTGATACAGAAAACGCACTTGATGAAAAATGGCTACACGACTTAGGTGTAGACACAAGCGAAGAAAAACTTCTTAAACTCAACATGGCTATGATCGATGATGTGGCAAAAACCAT